TGACACCCTCGATAGCATCGGTAGTAGCGACCTGGCTATTATGCGCTATGTTGCTCAAAGGGCGGGAATCGGTATCAACGCAGGCAGAATCCGTGGTATCAATAGCAAAATCAGAGGCGGAGAAGTTGCTCATACTGGGGTTATCCCATTCCTCAAGAAGTTTGAGGCAACTGTCCGATGCTGTACACAGAATGGCATCCGAGGTGGAAGTGCAACTGTACACTTCCCAATCTGGCACCAAGAAATCCAAGATATCCTAGTATTAAAAAATAACAAAGGAACCGAAGATAATCGAGTTCGTAAGTTAGACTACAGTATCCAAATCAGCAAACTCTTCTATGAACGATTCATCCGCAACGAGCAAGTCACACTCTTCTCTCCACACGATGTTCCTGGTCTGTATAATGCTTTTGGCACTGATGGATTTGACGAGTTATATGTTCGTTATGAACGAGATGAGTCTATTCCAAGAAAAACTATCGGTGCTCAAGAACTCTTTCTTTCACTCCTAAAAGAAAGAGCCGAAACTGGTCGTATTTACATTATGAATATTGACCACTGTAACTCTCATAGTTCTTTCATTGATAAAGTTGAGATGAGTAATTTGTGCCAAGAAATAACTTTACCAACTAAACCAATTCAACATATTGATGATCCAGCAGGTGAAATTGCTCTTTGTATTCTTTCTGCTATTAATGTTGGTAAAATCAAATCTAATGATGATCTTGAGGTTCTTTGCGACCTTTCTGTTCGTGCTCTAGATGAACTTATTGATTTTCAGGGATATCCCGTCAAAGCAGCAGAAATCGCCACCAGAGCACGTCGGTCACTTGGAGTAGGTTTTATTGGTTTAGCACATTATCTCGCCAAGCACGGGCATAATTACGATGATCCTGGTGCCTGGAATCTGGTACACGACCTGACCGAAGCATTTCAATATTATTTGATTCAGGCAACCGTTAATCTTGCAAAAGAAAAAGGTGCTTGTGATTATTATCACAGAACCAAATATGCTCACGGAATTCTTCCTATAGATACTTATAAAAAAGATGTGGATGAAATTGTTCCAAACGAACTGAAGTATGATTGGGAAGGTCTTAGAGCACAGGTTAAGCAATACGGAGTACGAAACTCAACATTGTCCGCACAGATGCCATCGGAGAGCAGTTCCGTTGTGTCAAATGCAACTAATGGAATCGAACCACCTCGCGGATACTTGTCCATTAAAAAGTCGAAGAAAGGACCACTCAAGCAAATTGTTCCGCAGTATCAAACACTTAAGAGCAATTATACGCTTCTTTGGGATATGCCTAGCAATCGTGGGTATATTAATATTGTCGCAGTTATGCAGAAATTCTTCGATCAAGCGATTTCTGGAAACTGGTCGTATAACCCAGAAAATTATCCAGATAATGAAGTTCCTGTTAGTGTAATGGCACAAGATCTTCTAATGACATATAAGATGGGTTGGAAAACGAGTTATTATCAGAATACTAATGATATGAAGAATGATGAAATTGTAGAGGATCCAAAACAAGATCTTCAGACACTTCTTCAAGAACTTTCGAGTGCTGATGAAGAAACTTGTGAAAGTTGCTCAATTTAAATTCGTTAAATATAAAAGTCTGAGTAAATTTATCTAGGAGAAAAATGGTTTTTAGTTTCAAAAAAAGTTTGTCTGATAATCCGATGATAGAATCGATGACAGTTTTTAACTCCAATGAAGTAGATACCAAAAAACAACCAATGTTTTTTGGTGCTCCTCTTGGAATACAAAGATATGATTCTTATAAGTATCCAGTTTTTGATAAATTAACTCAACAACAATTAAGTTATTTCTGGAGACCTGAGGAAATTTCTTTACAGAAGGATAGGGCAGACTATCATACTTTGAGACCAGAACAAAAACACATCTTTACAAGCAATCTGAAGTATCAAATTATGCTTGATAGTGTTCAGGGTCGTGGACCTGGTATGGCATTTACACCTTATTGCTCATTACCAGAGTTGGAAGCATGTATGAAAGTATGGGAATTTATGGAGATGATCCATTCCCGTTCATACACTTATATCATCAAGAATGTTTACTCAGACCCATCTGAAGTTTTTGATACGATTCTAAAAGAGGATCGTATTATGGAAAGAGCAGTGAGTGTGACTCAGGCATACAATGACTTCATCAATAGTGCTCATCGGTATGATAATTCTGATGAATGGATTCATGCATTAGAACAAGTACCCTACGCACAAGAGGCAAGGTATGAACTCAAGAGAAAACTTTTCAGAGCAGTTGCAAATGTTAATATTCTTGAAGGTATTCGCTTTTATGTCAGTTTCGCTTGCAGTTTTGCATTTGGCGAACTCAAGCTTATGGAAGGAAGTGCAAAAATCATCTCACTGATTGCTCGTGATGAAAACCAGCATTTGGTGATTACTCAGAACATTCTGAATAAATGGAAAGAGGGTGATGATCCTGAGATGACACGAATTGTTAAGGAAGAAGAACAGTGGGTCTATAAGACATTTGAGAATGCCGTGGATCAAGAAAAACTTTGGGCGGAGTATCTGTTCAAGGACGGTTCTATGATTGGTCTGAATGACAAACTGTTACAGCAGTATGTCGAATGGATTGCGAACCGTAGAATGAAGGCAATCGGACTCAAACCGCTTTATGATATTTCAGCAAAGAATAATCCACTTCCTTGGACGGATCATTGGTTGAATTCTAAGGGTCTTCAAAATGCCCCACAAGAAGTGGAAATTGAGCAATATTTGATTGGTGGCATTAAACAAGATATGAAGAATGATGCCTTTGCAGGATTCCAATTGTGAACCCCAAAATACTCAAAGATGATTCCAATTATGATGAATGGTGTGAACAAGAAATTCTAAACGCTTATAAAGAAGCAGCAGAATCCGATGAGTTTCTGTTCGGTGATTATGATTATCAAAAAGAATGGATGGAGGGTCAGTAAGATCCTCTTTTTTTATAAATAAAATTATAAAAACAAAAAAGATAACAAATGGACAGGATTACTGGATCTGATGCTTTAGGTATGATGGAGGCATATAGTGCAGTTTATGCTCCACAAGAACTCACAGAAGAGCAAGTTTGGGAAGAAGTTGAACTATGGGTTAATTCACTTGTAGAAGAAGGTTATGACCTGAGTGAATATACTTGGGAAGATATGTATGAGCACTATTTGAATGAAGGCGGTGCAGGACCAAGAGCAACAACTGCTGGTCCAACAATGTATGGTCCAAATGACCCAAGAAGAACTCAATCTGGTCCTTATCAATCAAGATTTGCTCGTCCAAGAAATGCTGGTACAAGTCAATATAGATATAGTGTTAATGTTGGAGATTTAGGTTCTCAGTATAGAGGTCAAGAACTTCAAGCAGCAGCAAGAGCAAGAGCATCTCAAGTAGGTACACCCCGCCAAGGAACAGCAGGTGGACCTACAACTGGTGGTAATACTCCTATTCCTGCAAGACCTGTAGCACAACCTTCTGCAAGACCACCTGCAGCACAATCACCCGCAAGACCACCTGCAGCACAACCTCCTGCAAGACCTACTGCAGCACCCGCAGGAACATCAAGACCTAATGCTCCTACAAGACCCGCTACACCTTCATATTCTGGTGCAACTGGAGTTAGACCTGTCGGAACACCTCTTCCAACTGGTGCAGTAACTCCAGTTGCTGGCACTCCTGCACAAAATGCTACAGTTTCGGCACCTGCAAGTAGACCATCACTTGCCGCACAAGCAGCAGAACTTCGTGCAATGAGAAAAGCATCCCAGCAAAGAATCATAGCACAAGGAGGAACTCCAGCAACTCCTTTAGTTCAATCATTTGACCCCTTTGATGTTGTCATGGGTTATCTAATTGATGAAGGTTATGCCGAGAATGAAGAAGCGGCATCAGTCATTATGGCAAATATGAGTGATGAGTGGAGAGAAGAAATTATTGATGAAGCAAATAGAGCAGAGCAAGAGTTAGGACTTTCTTCTCGTGAGCGTGAGAGGGCAAGAAATCTTCAAGGAAATTTATCTAAACCAATTTTTTATCAAAGAAGAAATTCTCAACTGGGGAATAAAAGTGATTCTGGTATGAACAGAATGCATAAAAGACTTACAAATAAAAGAAGAAAAGAGCACGAAGAAAGAAGAGGTCAAGGTTGAAACCACTTCCCAAACTAACATACAAGAGGGTCTCACCACCCTCTTTTTTTATAAATAACTAAAAAGTAAGAAAGAAAAATGAAGTCTTTTAGTCAATTTTTACAGGAATCATATTTAAGTGATGGAGTAGATCCTAGTCAATCAAAATCTTTTCTTGTTAGACAAAGAGAAAAATTAAGACAGCAAAGAGCAATCCCTGGACAAGATTTAAGAAGAGAGGCAGAACAAGTTGCTCAACAAGCATCAAGAAGACCTCAAGGGACAACTACGACTGTTCCAAGTTCAAGTATAACAGGTCAATCTATAAAAGCACTACCACCTGGCAAACCTGGTGAACCATTAACAAAACCAATTAATCAAATTCCAGATTCAATGGCTCAAGGGGCATATGATGCTGCAAGAAGGAATCCCAGAACTGGAACATCTAGTAATCCTACTGCTGCACCTTCTACACCATCTTCTTCAGGTAAACCACCATCAGGATCTCCACCTTCTACATCATATAGAAATGTGGGTTTAGGTAAAGAAAATGTAAAAGTAAATACACCTCGACAACAATCACAATCCTCAAGTTCTACATCAAATCCAAACATTCCATCTAGAAAACCTGGAGAATCGACCAGAGATTATGCAACTAGAAGGCAACAAGCATCTCAACAAAGAATGAGATCGACACCTTCTTCTTCTTCTTCTGCAATCGTACCAACAAATAAACCAACTACAGGATCACTAACATCACCACGGGGAGCAGCAAGAGCAACAGATACTGCATTAACCGCTGCAAGTAATACATCAAAATTAGGAAAATTTGCAAAATTTGCAGGTCCAGCGTCTGCAGCACTTGATACTGCACTATCTACTGCAGATGAAAGAGCAAAGGGATCTGGATGGGCGAGATCTCTTGCTAAAGGAGCTACAGTTGCTGCTGGAGGTCTTTTAGGAGGCACTGCTGGAGCAATCGGTGGTGGTGGTCTTTTAAGTGCTGCTACAGGAACTGCTGGTGCTATGGCGGGTGGTGCTGCCGCAGAAAAAGCATTTGATACCGTTGCCGGAGCAAATGCCAGAGAAAGAGCAGCAATGGCAAAAGCAAACCGCCAAAGACAAGCAGGATCTTCTCTTAAAGGTATTGGTGGTCCAACATCCTTTAGTCAGAGAAAACCTGGTGGGCCAGCATTTATGTCAACTGGAGTTGGATCACAAAGAAAAACTGTTCAACTTGCCAAGACTGGTGTAGTTAACAGAGGTGGTCAATCAACGGTGGGACATCTTGCATTTAAGAACGGTCAAGCAGTTTACAAAGCAGGACAAAGTGCTCAATCTCTTGCCAAAACTTCTTCAAATCCATTGGAAAGAATTGGAAGATCACTTTTTGCTGGAGCATATAAACAACATGATGCTGCAAAAGCACAACAAGCACTCCAAAGAGCAAGGCAAAACGATGCTGCCCGAAATAGGAGACTTGGAGTTAAATGATTTTTATAAATATCTGTATATAAAGGTACTAATTTATAACAATGTCTAGAGTTTCGCAAGGTTCCATCAATGATATTGCATATCTATATGAAGAAATTAATATTCAACAAAATGATTTTTTGAATGAAGAATCTGAGTATTATGATTCCGAAACGGCAGAAATAGTAGAAGACATTCTTTCTACTATTTCTGTATCAATGGTTTACGAAGGATATAGTGCCGAAGGTATTATTGGTTTTCTTGCGGATTCATCTGAAGAAACTATTATTGAAAAATATTTGAGTTTTGATGAAAATATTCTTACTGAAAGCGTAGTTCCTGAAGATTATATTCTAGAACAGTTGGAAATTTTTGATGTTGCAATTGATGAAGGTATAGGATCACTAATTGGAAAAATTGCAAAAGGTGCTTTGGGTCTTGCAAAAAGAGTAGCAACAAAACCTGCAAGAAATAGAGTATCTAAAATATTATCAAATGCAAAAAACCCCGAAGAAGCAAGAAAAATGCTTCAGAGAGTTGCTAAAGATTCTGCAAGAAAATCTAATATTCCAGTTGGAAGTGGTAACTTAACAGGAAGACAATCTGCAGAACTATTGACGAAAGCAAAAATAGGACAAGGAGTTCAAAAAGTAAAAGATATTGCTAAAAGTGCAAAGGCAGCGTTAACAGGTACAACAGCAAGAAGAATTGCTAAAGGTACAGCAATTGTTGGACTGAGTGGATTAGGTGGATATCTTGGTGCAAGAATGGCAGGTGCAGGAAAAGATCAAAAACCATCACAAATTCCAAGACCAGATCAACCTTCAACACCAACTCCTGCACCACCAAGAAGAGATAATCCACCAACCCCACCAGCGGCACCTGGAGGCGGTTCAGGAACACCTTCTGGAGGTGGCGGTGGTGGAGGCGGAACGCCTTCTGGAGGCGCTGGAGGGGCAGGAAGAAGCACTTCACAAACAAGAACTCCACAACCATCGGGACAAACTGGAGATAAAGAAAAGGATATGGAGACCTGGGCAAGAGCAAATCCAACACTTGCCGCAAGAGTAAAACCAGGACAAGCAGGTTGGGATGTTATTTCAAGATTAAGAGATAAACCAAGTGATTATGAGAAACAGGATCAAACCCCAACTCAAGGATCATCAACTGCTCAAGTAGATCCCAGTTCTGTACAGGCATCCATTGAAGCAGAAAAAGAAAGATTAAGAAAAAGAGCAGAACAACAAAGAAATACTACTACTCCTACTACTACAACGACTAAAGAATCCTATGAACCTTATGACATTATTTTAGAATATTTAATTGGAAGAGGTCATGCAGATACGATTAATGAAGCAAATTATATCATGATGGAAATGGATCAGAATGCCATTGGAATTATCATGCAAGAATACAATGATTATTTACTTGCTGAGGAAGTATCCGAGTGGGTTGATGGACTTTTAGAAGAGGGATATGATCTTTCGGATTATACATGGGATGATATTGTTGAGTATTATGTAAGTGAAGCAAAACAAGAAGAAGGATTGACAGATAAAAGAAAAAGAAGAATTCGTAGATCAAGATTGCCACATGATGGGGGTAAAGGAAAAAGAGCAGAAGAAATAAGACAAGACTGGCATAGAATTCAAAGAGGACGAAGAGGAGAATCTCCACTTGCGTCTAATCCAAGATATGAAAATGAACCTGGACGTAGAATCAGGGGACAAGGATATGTTAGATATAGTGATCATGAAGATGATAATTGAATCATAACATAAGATCAAGGGGGTTGACAAGACCCCCTTTTTACTGCTAGACTAGGTTTGTCGCCTTTGAAGATGAGGCTTTAGCTAATAATTAGAAGACTTAAGAACGACACCATAAATTCTTTCAGATTCACTCATATAAAAAGTACCACCAATATTCGTATTGTAATACTCTTCATTCATTAATACATTACGATTAAATTGTTCATAAGTTTCATAATAACTCATAGATTTCTTATGAGGACATAGGTAGAGTATTTCACGAAGAAATTTATCTTGTCCTAGAATCTTAACATCCTCATTTAATTCATCACAAGAACCAAAGTAATTTCTCCAATCAGATTCTTCTGTCTTTCTTCTACCAGTCTTTTTATTCTTTTGACGAGTCCAGAAGTGTTTCTTACCAATATACTTTTTATGATTCACTAGGTTTGTAATTAGATAAACAAAACCTTCCATACCTTTAGGAGTTTCATCAAAGTCCTCACCGTTATATTGCCACTTCATAAGAATTGTTTATCTGTATTTAGAGTTGACAGGAAATCCAGATATGGTAGAGTGAGATGAAACCTCAAATTCCTAAATATTATGAGCACTCTGGTACAAACTCTTCGTATTAGTCACGATTGGGCAATTGATCGTATTCAGTTCCTATCCAATAAGGATATTGATGATGCCCATGCAATTCAGTCTGAATTTTATGAGTGGTTGAATCCAAATATTCCAGAGCATGATATTTTCTCATTAGAGTTCATAGGAGAGGAGAATGACCCTAGATCTTCACAATTTTTTTAAGTATTATGATGATGGTAATGAAAACCATGTAGCAGCAGTTCAGTGGTTAGAAGATAATCTTCCTGCTGAATTTCTTGATGATTCTGAAACAGATTGGATTGGAATTTATAGAACTAAACCACCTACACCAGCAGTTCTAAATGTTCCTTATTTCAATCAGGTAGATAACTATAGAGACGCACATCGTACTTGTAACAGTTCTTCTTGTGCGATGTGTCTAGCATTTTTAAAACCAGGAAGTATTAAAGGTGATGATGAGTATGTGAAGAAAGTATTTGCAATTGGTGATACAACAGACCATGCTGTTCAAACAAAAGTTTTAGCAGGATATGGAGTTAAGTCACATTTTAGTTACAATCTTTCTTTTTCCGATATTGATAAGAGTTTAGATGCAGGAAAACCAGTAGTCATTGGTATTTTACATCGTGGACCTTTAACTGCTCCTACTGG